CTAAAATAGAATTAGTATGTTTTGCTAGGGAATTTAAGATTTTAATATCAAATAATAAGAATAAATCGTATATTTCATCTAACTCCATATCTCTTATAGTGTATTCCTTAGTATCTAATGTAATAGTATCTATAAATCTAAATGTATCAAAAAACAAAACATCAGATTCAACTACTTCTTTCTTATTTAAAATATACTTGAGAATAATATTCTCATATGTTAATAGTGGAAGTTTAAATTTAAATGTTAAATCTGTATTTTTTAATTTCGTTATTAAAGGTTCATTTACAATTGTATTAAAATCTAGGGTTACACTTTGATCGGTTGCCTCGTTTTTCCAATGTTGAATTAAATATAATTTATCTCGATATGTAGTAGTATCTATTTTACAAACATCGAGAATATAATTATTTAAATACTGTAAATAAGATAAAGTAATTAGATGATCGTCTCGTATATTTCTAATTATAGCGTATAATTTATTTTGAAATTGAACATTTAATTGCGGAGTAGTGATTGTGCCGCTATCTGGTAATTCTATATCTTTAGTACAAAGGTCTTTAAATTTAGTTAGGAGACTGCTCATTCTTAAGTCTTTTTATTAAAAGTGTTATATATCGTCTAAATTGATCATATGTTATATAATTAAAATCTTGATATGTGAAATTACCTCGTTGCATAAGAAATAGTTGTTCATCTAATAGATTTTCATATGAATATATTGTACATAAGTACGATATGTAAATAATTATATCCGGGTTATATGAAAATCTACTATTAAATTCATCGTTTATATAATAGACATAAGAGTTATTTAATTTTTCTTTATATTCATTTATATATGGAAAACATTTTTTAATTAATGGTAATGGAACATCTTCATAATTGTCCTTAGTTATAAAAGCTATAGTTCCGTTTTTTTCAATTTTTTTAATAAACGATGCTTCTGAGAAAAAGTCTATTGATGGATAGCCAATAGTTATAAAATAGTCATCTATGATATGATTACTTTCTGAATAGGTAGGTAGATCTTTAAGAAAATTTTCTTTATAAATTAGTAGGTCACCTTTATTAGTAGTTAGTTTTATCGCGGAGTTCTCTTCTGTAAATTTTTCAGCTTTTAAGTTTGCTAAAAATTCAATAACATTTTTACTAGGGATTTTCTTAATAAAAAACTCAACTAATTCTTTATATTTTTTCTCACTATGAAGTTTTGAGGCTTCAATTAAGTCATTATAACTTATCATGGTCCAGGAGGCTTAGTACCACGAGTTTCACCAAACGACGGGTCGTTTGGATCTTCTAAGGGATTCTTCCGGGCTTCCTGATCTCGGAGAGCTTGTACATATGCTCGTTTCTGTTGTTTAGGGCTTTGATCTTTCAAAGGTAGTTCATTTGAAAAATCTCGCGACTTCTTAAATTTCACGGGATTAAATTTTGTATGTTTAGCCTCACCCTCACCTAGAGCCGCTATTGGTTTACCGCGTACGTCAGTTTGTTGTATTCCAGCGAGCCATTTCTTTTGGGTGGCTTGTCTTTCGTCGATTTCACGTTGCGTTGCTGGGGTGTTCGGATTGATCGAAGCATTATATTTCGGTTGAGAACCAGTAAAATCATATTCATACCCCTCTCCTCCTAACGCGGCTTCAGGTATATCGTCTGTAGGATCTTTAGCTTTTGGAGGTTTTTTCTTTGCAGGTTCTGGTTTAGTATCAACAGCCGGAGGAGGAGGAGGTGCCTCTACATGTGGAGTGAGTACCTCATAGCGCGAGAATCTCCATTTAACAGAAATAGAACCAGTATCCATATCACCTGTATATTCACTTACACCTGCATCATTTATTTGATAAGGGATACAATCTTTATACTTATAAATTTTACGTACAACCGGACTACTAGAGCCTGGTGATCCAAATAGCATAGACATAAAACTTGTTTTACGAGATGTAACCATTTGTTTTGATAAGAAAAATATATCTATATTTGCTGTAAGAATAGGCGTATCTATATTTCCATATACTCCATATAATTGAATCCATGGTCTAAAGATACCATCAATAACACTAACATTAGTTTCGTAAAATTGAACATCAAGATCATTATCAGGATAATCATGGCTTTCCATAAAAGGTCCTGTAGGTAAAATACCGTTAATAGTTTTTCCTTTATTGTTTACAGTGTTATGTTCGGTAGTTGTATCAACACCTGAAGCTAAGAACATATATCCTCCTCCCTTACCAAAAAACTTTTCATGAACTTTTCTATTTGTATCAATACCAGCTTTAGTATTAAATGGCCGCATCCCTAATTTTTTAATTGTTTCATCATTTATAGATGCAGGGAGATTATCGATGGATACTAAGAAGAAATTTTGTGCGGCAGGAAATGTAGAAAAATCCTGTAATATTTCAAAAAAAGTTTCTCTTAGATTTTTTGCATCTGATGGAGGTAATTTAACGTCCATACAAATATTTAAGGCTATTAACCTAATACTGCACCAGCTAATTTGCCAATAGCGTTAACTGCAGTATTGAGTTCATTATCTCTCCTGAAGAATTGATACGCTACAGTTATAGTAACCGTGGCGACTGATCCATCACCAGTAATGTTATATCCTATATCACCACAGTCTGTAGGGAACACACCGTATAGCTTATAAGTACGTAATGGTTCAAATTGAGTATCTAATTGAACTAAAGTAACTGTACTATTATTATGAAGTACTCCGTCACCAGAGGTTGTTTCATCATTATAAGTTTCAGTTATCCAGTTTTCCATTGCAATACGAGCTTGAGTTGTCGCATCACAATAAAAATCAATAGTAAAGGCATCACTTGAATTATATGACACTGTACCGGGAATCCGGAAATTAAATCCATTATAAGGAACATCCTTTGTTGCGATTGTTTTACCTGGTAATGTAGCTGCTGTGGCATACACTAAATCGTCTTCTGTAAACACGGGGGTACCTTTGTTAGCAACATCTAATACGCGGAACTGGAAGTCACGTGCAAAGTCTCTTGTTTGTGCTACCTTATAAAAATCTTGAATTGTTTGTTTAATATCAGCCATGATGTTATAATTATTTAGTTTTTACTTTAATTTATTGCCCAACTATCTCCTCAAAGTTAACGTCTGTATTAACAGCGTAAAAGTTAACCAATATAAACTCTGCTGCGCGAACTGGCTTCAAATAGATATCTACTCTCAACTCATTTTCATCAATAACACTAGCAGGGTTATTCCTTTCGTCACAAACAATAAGGTAATCATAGACACCTTCTGTTTGTTTGCAGTTCTCAAAAATCGGTGTTAATGTATTAACGACCTTAGTCCTTGTTAAGAACGTATTAGGTTCAAAGATAAAGAATTTCAAGGTCTGCCTTGTTCTTTTCTCTAAATCAAGAAATAGTCTACGAACATTAACTCTATCAAATGCCGTGGGTTTCCGTTGTAATGTCTTTTGACCGAATACAACAATACCTTCAGCTGGGAATTGTGTAACAGGATTAATAGCAATCCTATATAATTGATCTCTTTGCCGCTGTGTCGGGCTAACTGCAATGTCGTTTACACCTGTAACAACGCCGCGGCTAAACCCGGCTGGAGCGTACCATGGTGCAAAGTTTGAATCATTATTAGCATAAATTTTAGCTGCAACACCAGAGAACGGAATCCAGATTTGTTTACCACTTGTACCGTCCCAGACTTTTGCCCAGTTACCGTAAGTTGTAGCGAAGTTGCTGTTAGCAACACCAAATTGATGTCTTAACGGCCAGTATACATGCTTACTAAAGTTTTTAGTTTTATCATCAAGAACCTTACCGGCGTCACCTTGTACAACTAATGGCCTAAGCGCATCAGCAATAAAGATATGATCTTTTCTCGTCTGTCGAGCAAATGTCTCAAATCTATTAAAAATAGTTCTATAATTATCTCTTTGAGTTATGTAGGTTGATCCTAACATATTTTGATCTGGTGTAAAGAACCCTGTACTTGTTCCACCAACATCTTGATAAGTTGTATCAACAAATTCTTGGGTATTGGCTGTCGCAAATGTATGTATTGTACCTAACCCTGCTTCAATAGAAACGTCAATAGTAAATACATCAACATTCTGAGCAATTTCAAATATTCTATCTAATTTATCAGGAATACTACCAACAGTTTTAGTTAGATTATTAGTTGTATTATATACACCTAATGGAAATAATCCTTGTATTACAGAATAGTTAAAAGCTGGATTACCGTCTAAAGTACTACCAGAACTCATTAAACCATTTAAAATCGCTGCGTTTGTATTACTAGAATGCGCGACTCGAACTGTCTTTGTTGGAACGTCTCCTTCTGTTGAAGTCCAATCTCCGCTGTATTCACTAATAGATGGATTTACTAAAATCTTAACATTTGGTGATCTATCATCTTGATCTTCAAGGAAAAATGATCTTTGTTGACCGCCGTTTTCGTTTTGGACTTTCCGTCTAGAGTTAAGAGATCCAGTATATCCTTCTGCTAAGAAATTAGTTAATTCTAATTCAGAATTAGCAAACGGTGTATTTCGAATTTTGAAAACACCGAAACTTATGGTGTCGAGAAATTCTGGACCATCAATATCAAATTTAGAAAATGTTTCTAAAGTTTTACTTGTACTACTCTTTTCTTCTGTAGCCAGGCTAGTTAAATTAAATCCTACTCTTGATCCTGGGACTGTTGCATAACCACTAGATGCTACTGGAGCATTACTAGTAGTAGTATATACTGCATTTACTGTATCAAAGTTAGTTGCAGGATTACTATTAGAACCATCAGCTGTTCCAACATAATAACCTTCAAAATTATTATTAGTTATTGTAGCTCCTTTATTTAGTACAATAACACCAGCACCACCTATGCTTGT